TGGGCAGTTGGAAAGATTGGATCTGTGATAGCATCAAAGATTCCCAGGATTACAAGCGCGTTTTCACTACTTGGAGATACTGCCGGTTATCTGGGAGCATGGGGCGGACAGATTGGTTCTGCTTTGCAGGGAGTTCTTGGAACAGTAGCCGGCTTTATTCCGTCATTTGTAGGGTTGATGAATTTCGGTGCAGTTGCAGCCGTTGTGGTAGCCGGTCTTGGACTGGTTTACAGTCAGTTCGGTACACAGATTGACCAGATCCTGCTTCTGGCGCAGACCAAAGGACCGGAGATCATATCTAACTTTGGAGCAGGAATCACAGCAGCACTTCCGGGACTGATTTCATCAGGTGCAACCCTGATCTTGGGATTGATGAATGCGATTACGGCAAATCTACCATCGCTCATTTCCGTAGGCGCAAGCATCATAGCAACTCTGGTAAGCAGCCTGGGCGCACAACTTCCGCAGTTAATTCCGGTAGCGGTACAGATGATCCTGACTCTGGTTGAGTCGCTGATCAGTAATCTTCCGCAGTTAATAACTTCCGGATTACAGTTAATGGAAGGTTTGGCACAGGGAATTGCAAACGCGATTCCGCAGGTGGCAGCGAAAGCACCGGTTATCATCGGCAAGCTGGCATCTACGATTATCACGAATTTGCCGAAGATTATACAGACTGGTGTGAAGATTATCACGCAGCTCGCAGTCGGACTGGTTCAGGGAATCCCGGCGTTACTTGGTAAGATTCCATCCATGATCAGCCAGATCAAAAATGCATTTACCAGTGTAAACTGGGGCAGTGTTGGTATGAATATCATTTCCGGAATTGCAAGTGGTATATCCAGTGCGGTAGGAAGCCTGATCAGCGCGGCAACATCTGCGGCAAGTAGCGCATTAGAAGCAATCAAGTCAAAACTTGGTATTCATTCTCCATCGAGAGTATTCCGAGACCAGGTTGGTAAGATGATGGCTCTTGGTATGGGAATCGGATTTGAGAAGAATATTCCGGTCGGATCCATGAATGCCGGAGTACAAAAAGCAGTCCAGAGTCTGCAAAGAAGTGTGCAGCTTACAACATCCGTTAATCCGGATAAAACGGTAGGCGGAATAAAGAATAATCCGATCTTTAAGGATAAAGGATTTGATTACGACAGATTTGAACGTATCCAGAGGAAGATTGCAAAAGAAAATGGCAATAAGCCGGTATTCCTGGATACGAAACGGATAGACAGACCATTACCGAAAGGAGCAGTGCCACAGGTATGATTGTGTATTATGAAAATATGAACGGCGAAAAGCTGAATCTTTTGAAAGCTCCTTTTCGTACAACGAAGACTGACTGGTTCGATGCGGACTGGTCAGAGTCTTCGGACGGATATGAAAAAACAGTGACGATTGATGTGTTTGGAAAGCGGGAAGAATTTCAGGCGAATATGGAGCAGCTATACCGGATCATTGCGGTTGATGCAGAAAATGATACCTACGGGAAGCTGTACGTGAATGGTGCGTATTTAAGATGCAAGGTATTGAAGTCAGCAAAAGAAGGATGGAAGGGATATGTGTATTCGGAAGTGGAGATCACCTTCCAGACTCCGGAACTTGTATGGGTAGTAGAAGCGACAAGACAGTTTTTTCCACAATTGGAAGAAACGGCAGCATCCGGAATCGACTTTCAGTATGACTATCCGTTTGATTTTGCCGGAGAAAAAAGAGGAATCGCAGCATGGGATGTTGATCACATCATTCCAAGCGAGTACCGGATGATCATTTACGGACCATGTGTAAATCCGAAGATTCTGATCAACGATTATCCTTATGAGTTTTTCGTAACGCTTGAAAGCAGGGAATATCTGATCATAGATAGCCAGAGAAGAACGATCCGAAGGTATTTGACGAATGGAACGGTACAAAATTTATTTAATCAGAGAGCGCAGAAACAAACTGTTTTCAAGAGAATACCATCCGGGCTTTTAAATATTAACTGGTCCGGGGATTATGGATTTGACCTGACTTTATTTTTGAACAGGAGGGAGCCGCCGTGGTAAAGGACATAATTCTTGCAGATAGTGATGGAAGAGAACTTGGAGCGATTTTGGACTCAAATATCACAGTGGATACGAATGGCGAGTACGAATTCTCTGTACAGATTGCAAGGTCGAACTGGTACCCTGAGCTGACCTTTTCAAGCTATGTGTATATTACGGAGACAGAATATGGAGGCATTATCGGAGAGGTGCTGACAGATACAACGCTGGATTATGTGGAGCTGAAGGGAATCACATGGCGGGGAAGACTGCAGTATAAGGTGATCGAGCCGCCTGCCGGATCGGATTATAAAACAGTATCCGGAGAACTGAATCAAGTAATGAAAACACTGATCGAGCCGGAGTTTGATGGATTATTCAGAGTTTCATCAAAAGATACGGGTATATCTGTAAAGAATTTTCAATTTGACCGGTACTGCACATTACTGGAAGGTCTTACCAAAATGCTGAAAAGTGTTGGATACCGCCTGCAGATCCGGTTGATCAAAGAACAGGATGAACCATGTTATATTCTGATTGAAGCAGTTCCGATTACTGATTATTCTGCGCAGATTGAATTGTCACAGGACAGTCGAATGAATTTCACGATGGATGATAAACAAAATGGCGTAAATCATCTGGTCGTAACCGGAAAAGGGGAAATGCAGGAGAGGAACATATTCCATCTGTATGTGCAGAAAGATGGAAGCATTGGAAAGACGCAGTATTACAAAGGACTGAATGAGATCTCAGCAGTATACGAAAATACGAGCACAGAAACAGCAGAGCTGGAGAAAACGTCCGCGGAACAATTGCAGAAGCTGATGAATAAAAAGACATTTCAGATGGATGTTGCAAAGCTTGGAATCGAGGTTGGGATTGGAGATATTGTCGGTGGCAGGGATTACCTGACTGGGCTGTATATGTCAAAACCAATCGAAAATATCATTTATGAGATTACGAATGATGTGGAATCAATTACTTATAAATTGGAAGGAGAAGATGAAGAATGAAAATTGTATCTGGAAGAACCGGATTACCACATGTGACTTCGCAGCAGTTCCGGCAGATGCTGGAGGGGATTATCGGGCAGGGGAGTTATATTATAACAAGCGGAGAGAATCTGAAGCCGGAACTTAGCAGTAATAATCTGCTGAAAATCCGAAGTGGGATGATGGCGCATCACGGCTGTATATCTTGCGTGGATATTGGTACTTATGATGAGGTTACACTGACAAATGGTAGTCAGGGAATGAAAAGGATTGATCTTATTGTAAATCGGTATACCAGAAATGCAGAGACAGAGGTTGAAAACTGTAGTTGGAAGGTAATCCAGGGAAAACCGGTTGCAAGTAATCCGGCAGTGCCGGCATACACTTCGGGAAATTTGCAAAACGGAGATACTGTCGATGAATGCCCTGTTTTTGAAGTACATTTTGATGGTATCAATGTTACAGAAGTAAAGAGTTTGTTGAGTGTGACGGATGGACTTTCTGGATTAAGTAGAAAATTGACAAATACGAATACGAATCTTGCAAAAGCCAACACTGTTTTAGAGAATAGGAAACCAATATTCATTGATTCAACGTCAACAGGAAGTGTTACATTTGACACAACCAATTTTTTAAAATCCGGCATTACGTATGCATTTGTTGTTGCAGTAAACTCGAACTTGAATAGTGGGACTTACGCGCAAGAAATCACTTGCAAGTTGAATGATGTTATAATTGGAAAAAACGGGAATTACTACACACTGACATCCATTTTTTCCGGAAAATGTTCCAAGGGTGATAGAATTCATATCACATCATACAAAAATGGTGGAAACTGGAGTGGTTGGGGTACTAGATGTATTTTTATTCCACTTTCTTAACACTACACACATATATAACAAAACTGGAAATAAAAGGTAGAATTTGCAGAGACTTGCTTATGCCGAACTGATTGTATATGGAAAAGGAGCGAAAGAAAGGGCGGTGTACATCAATGAACGAACCAATATGTACCTGAAAGAATATCTGGAAAGCAGAAAAGATAATAATCCGGCGCTATTTGTCGGAAGCAAGAAACCGAATAGCCGGCTGACGAAAACAGGAATTGAGGATATCATCCGGCGGATTGGAGAGAAGGCGGGCGTAGAAAATGCGCATCCGCATCGATTCCGGAGGACGGCTCTGGCAAATGCATTGAACCGCGGAATGCCTCTGCAGGAGGCTATGATATTTGCGGGACACGCAAAGTCAGAGACAACCATGCGATATTGTACAGTGAATCAGGAAGGTGTACGGTATCATCACTTTAAATATTTAAGTGCATAAGTAAATAAACTTATTTATTTACACTCGGCATTGGTCGAGTGTTTTTTGTTATGCGCTTTTATATATGTAACTTTATCAACCAGTCAAAGGAGGGATTCTGAACTAAGTAGCAGTTTAGTTCAGAATCCCTCTAAAAAGAAGAAAGGGGCAAACAGAAAAATGAAAATCACATTCAATGATGGTCAGGAACTGCAGATCCAGCAGGTCACTGAGCAGACGGATGGTGCACTTCTGATCAAGACGATTTCGGCGGAAGAAGAACAGCTGAAAACATTGTTCTCTGATGCAGTGGCAACCAAGAGAATGTCCGTTAGTGAACGGGATGCAGATACCGTTGTGTATGAAAACTACACGAAGCTTGATGCAATCGTGAAGTACACAGCCGGTATTCTTGGTGTAATGATGTACCAGGAAGGAGAAGATCCGGACAGCCGAATAGCAACACTGGAGGCAAGACTTAAAGAGGCGGAAGAAAAAAATGCGGACTTGCAGACAAGAGTTGAAAAAGCAGAAGAGAAAAATGAAATGCTCGAAGGATGCATTTTGGAAATGTCTGAGACAGTATATCAGTAAAACGATAATCTTATTAACTATTTTATTCATATTATTACAAATTTCAGGAGGAAAAGAAATGATGGCAATGTTATGGGCACAGCAGATTATGTTAGGAAAGAAAACTTATTCACAGGTACCGAGACTTTTAAAGGACAAGGTAAAAGAGCTCCTGATTGATTCAGGGGCGGAAGATTTAGTAACAGAACAGCAGTAGAGGTGAAGCGTAGATGGCAGTAAAAACAGCTCAATATATATTCGAAGGTCAGACTTACAATCTGACCTATAATTCGACCTCCGGGAAATGGGAAGCTACGGTTACAGCTCCAAGTAAGTCGAGCTACAATCAGCCGAATCATGTTCTTGGCGGAACGGTAAAGGCTACAGATGAGGCCGGCAATACTACCACGGTAGATCAGAGTCATACTACTCTCGGCGAATCACTTAAACTC